TCCTGTTATTTCTGTTAAACCTTCTTCTATTTCTAATAAATCTGTAGTTAATTCATATAAAGTACTCATAATTTCCCTCCGTTTATGCTATAATATAGTCATATTTTTATTTTTAAATATTTTCTGAATCGAGCCACTCCTAATGGCTCTTTTTTTATATCTGGACATCTATAGGTCTATCTCTTCCAAATTCGTCTAAGTACATACAAAGTCTTTTATAGTCCTCACTTTCTTCACTCTCTTTTATTTTGATTTGTGTATCTAACAACTCTAGTAATGACTCAGCAAATATTTTTAATCTTTCGTTTACTGTTACTTCTCTTAATGCATCATTTAAATTAATGTCATCTAACATATCTCTGCTAGATTTATTTTTGAGAATCTCATAAGTCTCCTTATTTTTGTCTATTTCTAAACTAGATAAATTTAACTGTCCTTCAACATATTGTTTTACTATTTTTAAACTTTCCATAATTAAACCCCCTTTTTAATTAATCTCTATTTTGAACTAATCCTACTAAACATATTGCAAATAAACCTACTATTATTAAAGCTGCCATTTTATTTCCTCCTAACCTAATCTTTCAAGAATATAATCACCATATCTAATATCCTCTGGTATCAATGCTTGATACTCAATACATCCCTTATCTTTGCTATAATAAGCTAAATTTAGTTCCTCCTCAGTTGCTACTACTACAATACAATTAATATTGAACCCAAACCTCTTAGAACTTACACTCACTACATTTCCTATTTTTTAATTTCTCTAGATTAAAGTTCACTTTCAATAGCTCCATCTACATCACCCCCTCTCTCTTTATCAACATAATAGTTCTCAATGTATGTATGAGTTATTAGTACCCCAAATTTCTCTGTAAGAATTTTAGCTAAAGTTTCGCCTAATGCATCTAAATTTGGTTCACCAACTGTTGTTACTGTGTATTCACTTTTTTTACCCATTTAAATCACCCCTCTATTTTCAAAATATTCCGTATTTAGTTTTCAAAGTGCTGTTATGATTTAGCTTAACATTGATATTTGATTGTTCTTTTTAAACTTATTAATAAAGTATATTTGTCCCTTACCAGTAATCTTAGGTGTTTTAGTAATACTTGTATGACCATCTGGATGTACTCTTGTACCTTCTTTTGTTTCTATAACTCCTAAATCTACACTTTTTTGAGTTGGTGTATTGTAATCCTCGCCTTTACGTTTTATTAAGTAACCATTATTTCTTAACCAGTCAAATAATCTATTTTGTCCTGTATCAATTCCATTTTGTCTAAGCAATTTTGCTAATTCTCCAACTAGGATTGAATTGTCAGAAGATGCTACTGAATCAGCAAACAGTACTTTTGGTTGCTGTAACTGAATTACCTTATCTTTTTCTTGATTTTCTAATTGTAATTGTTCTTTTTCTTCAACTTCTATTAATAACTGTTGCAATGCTTCTTTGTATGTAGTTGGTAGTTTAGGTTGTTGTTCTTTTAACTCTCGCTCCATTTCTTCAAACTTAGTTACATAAATCGCTGTAAATATAATTCCCTTTTCACCTGTCATTTTATTAGCTACCATGTCACAACCTTTTTTAGTTAATAAGTAACAAGGCTGAATTTTATTTTGAGTATTTATATAAGTACTTTCTATGAAAAAATCCTGACTCCTCAAATTTGATGAGTCCTCTAAAATTTTCTTGTATCCTCTTATATCTCTTAACAAATTATCATGTTTCTTTTCTATTAACTCTGCGACTTCTCTACTCTCAACTAAGAATTGATTATTTTGCTTGATTATTGTTAGGTCATTCATGCTTATACCTCCTCTTTTATTCGTTTTTATAGACCTTTTCTTTATTTACTTGAAGCCCAAGTTTAATAAGATACCTTAGCATTTCACTTTGAGATTCTTTATAAAACTTTTCCTTTTTTAAAACATCTAAATCTGTTTCTAATTCTGGAAATATAGTTATTGAAATTCTTTTTGATTTAGTTGGCATTTTCATCCTCCTTTTGTCACCAGTGGTGAACCTCTTTATATTTTTATTATAGATGAACTGGTGAACCATGTCAACACTTTTTTATTATATTTTTATTTTTTATATTTACACCATTTCACCACTGGTGTATAATACACTTAAGGTGAGGTGATGTAATGGCTACTCAAAAACCAAGGTTCACAATAACTGTTGATGATGAACTTTTAAAAGAAATTGATGATTTTAGGTTTGATAAAAGGTTCTCTACAAGAACACAAGCTACTATTGAATTAATCAAATTAGGTTTAGAAAAATTAAATGCTGAAAAATGCAAAGAAACAAAAGAATAAGTCCTCTTTTGGGCTTATTCGCCTTATATAGGCAGGCGTATTGTTGTTTGCTCTATTTGCATCTAATCACCTCTTTTGAATATTCTGTATTTAGTTTTCAAGGTACTTGTTTTATTTAACTTAATTCTTACTTAAATCACTTGATATTCCGTATGAATACCTTTAAAATTCTTTAAATCATCACCTTGTAATAAAAAATAATGTTTACCTTCAATAAATCTATCTTTGTTATTGTTGAAATTGTTACTTATATTTCTTGAGTCAGTTTCATATACATCTGCTAATTGTTGTGTAGTTAGAACTCTCTCATTATTTCTTTCTATTACTTGTAAGTTATTCATGTTTATCTACCTCCTTTTTATTCACATTTCGCGAATTATTTATTTAAAAAAATATCTCTCAAATCTGTATTAAAAAAATCTGATATTTTTATTGCTTCACTTACTGTGAATCGCCTATCGCCATTTTCTTTACTTGAATAAGTACTGGGATTCATTCCTAATATTTTTGCTAAATCTCTTTGTCTCAATCCTTGTCTTACTCTAAGAGATTTCAATATATAATTTTTCAATATATATCACTCCTTTTATTCTCAATTTGAAGTTTCTATATTTATATAATATACTCCGTTTTGTGAATTGTCAATACGTTTTTTGTTTTTTTCTTCCTTTTTGCGAATTAAAATCACAAAATGCGTATTTTGTAGTAGAATAAGAGTAATTACATTCGTTATAGTTTTTAAGAGGGGGACAATTACAATGTATAAAGATGAAAGCAATATATTTTCTAAAAGATTAAGAGAAGAGAGAGAAGAACTCGGATTAATGCAAAAAGAGATGGCTAATAAATTAAGTTTACCAGCAAACACTTATAACGGATATGAAACTGGTAAAAGAAGCCCAGCGCTTGATGTTGTGAGACATATAGCTGATACTTTAGATATATCAACTGACTATTTATTAGGTAGAACTAATATCAAAATTAATATTTCTAATATCACAGAAAAAGAACTTATTAAAAAGCTAAATCCATCTGATGACATGAAAGAAATACTTGATATTTTTAGTGAACTTGATGATGATTCTAAAAATAAAGCTTTAAAGATAGCAAAACTTTTTTTGGAGGAGCAAAATACTAAAAATAAAGAATAAGCATAAAAATATATAAAAAAAGAGGATTCAATCCTCTTTTTTTATATGCTTAAACTCTGACTTTATTTCTTCTTTACAATTATAAAATTTAGCTTCATCAATAGTCTCTAACATTTTCATAATTTCATAAAATGCCAACATTTTAGAACAATCTGAATTTCCCACTTGCGTCACCCTCTTATAATTTATAATATTTATTCCTTGCCCCTTAAATATGTAAAATATTTAGCCAATCACCTTCTTTTTATAATATTATATTTTATATCCCTTTTCAGAACTTATGTTCGTAAAAAATGGTATAAAAATTCCTTAACTTATAGACTTGATGTATTTATTTCAACAAATATAATATTTAAAATTTCTAAAATTTTCTTTGTAAATATATTATATATAAATTTATATTATCTTGCAACTTGACTAATATAGAGATTTTAGTTTTGATTTTAAAAATGAACTTCTATTTTTTATCTCTAGTGTTTCCAAGTGTTTCAGATTATCTGTATTATTTATATTATCTCTATTATCTATATTTTTAATTAGTCGACTAACTTTATTTTACATAATTTTAATTTAAAAAAATTTTTTCGCATTTTTTTTACATTATTTGCAGATTTAATTTACAAATTGTTCATTTTGTATTTATAGATTTTTAAATAAAATTTATTTTTTCTTTAAACTCTACCATCTTAGCACTATTGTTATAGTGCTTTTTGCTTTTAATTTCTTAACTACATTTTAACACATTTTTCCACCAAAAAATGTTCTAATGAGGAACATTTTTTACAAGAAATTACACAAACTATTAATTATAAAAATGTCATAAAAATAATTAAAAGGTGGATTTTAATAAATGTTGAAAAAATTAAGAAAAAAGAAAAGAATGACACAACTAGAATTAGCAGAAAAAATGAGACGTAACAGAAGTTATATATCAAAACTAGAAAATCAAGAGTACAAAGATATAGGTATATCTACGATATTAGACTTATCTATAGCACTAGAAGAAGACTTCTTAGAACTGTGTAAATATTACAAGCTTCAAGAAATAAAAAGAAGAGGAAAATAAAACAATTATTTAGATAGCATATCTAACATGTTATAATTATTGTAATATTAAAATGACATAATTGGGGGTGTCTAAAATGCCTGCTTACAAAGACGAACAAAGAAAAAGTTGGTATGCTAGCTTTTATTTTACAGACTTCGATGGGGATAGGAAAAAGAAAATTAAGAGAGGTTTTAAAACTAAAAAAGAAGCTCTAGAGTTTGAAAGAGAATTTTTGAATAAATCTAAAATGAGTACTGATATGAGTTTTGAAAGTCTCATAGAAGAATACATGCACGATATGTCTTCTAGATTAAAATTATCTACATTAGAAACTAAAAAGTATTTAATAAACTTTAGAATTTTACCTTTTTTTAAAAGTCTAAAAATAAATGAAATTACTGCAACACATATAAGAAGATGGCAAAACGAATTATTAAAAAGTGATTATAGCCAAACATATATTAAAACGATAAACAACCAGCTTGTTGCTGTATTAAATTATGCAGTTAAATATTATAACTTACCTTCTAATCCTGCTCATTTGGCAGGTTCTATCGGTAAAAAAAACGCAGATGAAATGAACTTTTGGACATTAGAAGAGTTTAAAAAATTTATTGAATTTGAAAAGAAATCAGAACCTAGACTAGCATTTGAAATTTTATTTTGGACAGGTCTTAGACTAGGGGAGTTGTTAGCTCTTACTCCAAAAGATATTTTCGAAAATAAAATAAGCGTCGAAAAAAGCTACATAAGACTAAATGGAGAGGATATTGTTTCTTCTCCTAAAACTCCTAAAAGTAAACGTGTTGTCCCTATCCCACATTTCTTATATAATAATATAAAAGATTATCTATCTAAGCTATATGACTTAAAAGATAATGAAAGAATATTTAAATTTGCTAAAAGTTATCTTTCTAAAGAGCTAGATAGATGCTGTAAGTTATCTAATGTAAAAAGAATTAGAGTGCATGATTTGAGACATTCTCATGCGTCGTTATTGGTAAATATGGATGTAAATATATTAACTATAGCAGAAAGATTGGGGCATGAAAAAGTAGAAACAACTTGGAATACATATTCACATTTATACCCAAATAAGCAACTTGAAGTTGCCCAAAAACTAGATAATTTAAATATATAG